ATAGGAGTGGTGGGTTTGAAAGACAACCCACCATCAACCCACCATCTGTTGAGCGTATTTGGATTACTTTGTTGAAATAAGTCCTTCAATACGGGCGGACCCACTTCTCAACATAAAATAATAAGTGGGGCATACTGGAATTGCTCAGAGGTCACCAGACGTTTCTATCGAATCTGACTCGACACTAATTCAGCCGTTTGACCTTGGACTGGATACGAAAGTTTTAACACGAGGGAAAAGGACGCAGTAGCTAGGGTAATTGGTATTCCTGCCAATGTAGTTAGGTTTATATCTAGCTGTTGAAGACTGGCAGAACATACCAGTTTGGGAGATACTCCTGAAAGGCTATAAAATGTCAGTCCAGAAACATCATCAATTGCATTCACGCGTAGAACCGCAATGCATGTACCTACATTGTCCACACCGTAATAGTTTGAGGCTGATAGGGACGATTTAACAACAACACCCGAATATTGGGATGTATCGGAAAAGGTTGCACTTACCACCTCAACGAGGACGTGGGGGACACGAGCAGTCCCTAAGCGGATGGGGATTACTACCTCTGTACCAGTTGCATTTGCTACGGCATTGACAGAGTTCATAAATACGTATCGGTCAGTAAACTCCATTATACTATTTCAAAACATTTTAATTCCCAAGGTACAAAAGAGCACAATGTGGTTATGTTCCTAAATATTGAAAGTTACACGTCGAACCAATGTCGATTCCTGTCGAATCAAAGTTGTCGTCGGCAGATGTGTCGTTCTTAGCACACTTAATCTTGAGTCCAAAATAGTCATTTACTTCAAAATATAATACCATTGAAGCAGTACAATTGCAAGCCCAAACAAAACCCGCACCCAGCACCCCAGCTCGAGTATACCCTTGGCTTTTCCCGTCTGTATTCGTATTATTCAAAATAGGAACCATTAACCATTGGATTCGGTTCTGGTAGTTGATACTGAAGCATTGAACGCTATAATCGATTTTGTAGTAACCTGCCTTTTGACAAATGAATCCTTCGTTTGCCCCACCATTCACTGGAGTGACGTATGTGAAAAGGTCTGTGTTGGCATAAACCTCGGCTTGGAAATTCACGTATTCGGTGGTTGTCCCAGGTGGGGAATAAAATTGGGACGTGGTTACTCTCGAGTAAACTGATGACTTGCCTACGAGATTGCCTCCAAAAGTTGAGACGTTTAAAGTTGATATATTTGCTGTACTAATATTGGCCGTAGTTGCTAGATTTAAATTCCCGTCAAATAGGAATGGATAGGAGACGTTGTCGGTTGAGAAAGAAATGGTTCCTGGCTGGGTTACATTTCCCGCATACAGCCTCACATTATCTACTACTTTTTTAAGAACGGCAGGTGGTTCGGTTGATGTGTCACTTGTAATAAAACAAAAAAGCGTGGTAAACGAATTTGTATAGTGTCCTCCAACAGACGTGATTGACTCTGCGAATACTTGGTCGAAATTGGCTGTTGAACAATTGATGGTGTCTGCCTCTAATTCTACACAACTCATATTACCATCGGTTGAGATGATGCCGTCAGCATATATTTCACTGGAGTTTAATGAACTTGTATTATATACCTGACTATTAGCATATATAGTATTAATGGTGATTGTAGTCAGTATTGGAAATACACCTTCTGAAGCATTACAAGTGCTTGAATTAAGTGTGCTGACATTAATATCTGTCGTCGTCAAGGATTCGACGGTTAAATCTGTAGTCGTATTAATCGCTTGGTTTATAGGTTCAAGTAAATGCCCATAGAACCATGAGTGCGTTGGACCCATATAAACATTAATTGGGGTTGTCCCGCTGGTAAGCCGAATGGTTATTTTGTCACCTGGAAGCAAAGCCATGATGGTATCGTAGCCCTCACTTCCAGCTACATCGTCACCGCCTTGAAACATCATCGTCGCATTTTTGTAAATGGAAAGTCGACACTTGTATGTGGGAACTGTATTCATAAAACACTTGAAGCCTATCGCATAAAGCCCGCCCGCATTAGGTTGAACTACATAGCCATTACCGACATATGCAGATGGCGGGTAAGAAAAATCTGGTGAATCAAACTGAAGCGTGTTATTCGCATATAGTGATTGATTTGCAACTAACGTACTCGTGGCATTCCACGCATATTGTGAAGAGCCAAGCAAGACATTAATATTATCAACATTTAGAGTTGATACATTCAAATAACTCATGTTTGTGTCAAATGCCGTTAGATTTCCCGTGACTAGATTGCTTGTCGTAAAATTACCATCACACGTCCCATTACTAATGCTAAGCGTGCTAATGTTCCCAACGGATATATTGAGCGGGTCAGTAACCCCTCCACCCGAAGAATTGATGGTTGTTATCCCGCCCGTTGTCGTCAAGGTTATGTTGGTACCTGCTACTAGATTCGCTGATATGTCTCCTGATATGGTTGTACACTCAAGCGTGTTAATGTTCCCCGTTGATGCGTTAATACTTGCTATGGTTAAATCTGTAGTTGCCGTGATTATGGAATTATCTGGTATTAATAAGTTCCCTGACCACCACGAGCTATAGGCACCCATATAAATATTACCAAAGCCCGAGACGCCTTCACACCCTATAATATCTCCCGCCACGCATTTGACTAATATGGAAAGTGATTCCGTCTGTGCTCCGCTTTGCCCGCCAACCCCTATCACGGACATATTTTTATAAAATCCAACACTAAAATCTGTAGGAGTTCCTTGCACCAATAATTTAAAAGAAAAACAATACACCCCATCTACTGGACACGTATATTCTTTATTATTCTCTATATATGCAGTTGATCCCGCAGGTTCAATGAACTGTAAATCGTTGAAAAAAAGTCTGGTCCCCGCCCAAATCTCTTGGGTTGCATTGATTGAACTAGTGGCCTGGAAACAGTACTGAGTACTCTTGGTGAATCCTTCTATAATATCGGCATTTAGCATACTGACGCTCAATATTGATATATTACCAACAGAAATATTTAACGGGTCAACGGACCCCCCAGACGAGTCGATGGTAGTTATGCCCGCTACGGTGGTTAGGGTTATGTTGGCCCCCGCCGATAAATTCAGGGACAGGTCAGCTTCGATTTGAACGCAACTTATATTGCCGTTTGTTGTTATTAATCCATCTGAGTAAATATCGCTGATGTATAGGTTTGAAGAATTGATGGTACTTGAGTTAATGGTGCTGGTATTTAACGTTTCGCTGATAATATCCCCCGACGACTGTAACGCTCTTACGATGACATAATCTGATGCCGAAGTGATTTGTAGTTTAGGCTGTGAATGGCCTTCATTATCGAAAAACAAATAATCCGACCCTACATCTGATGCATCTTGTTTACCTAAAAATTTGACTTGATTTCCTTCCCTAATGATAGAAGCAGATTGGCTTTGGTCTCCTGACTCTTGGATGAAGTACCTATCTGCCGATACATTATTAGCAAATGCGTTTGATACATTTAAAATGGGCACATTAACACCTGTAGAATCCAAATGCATAATTGGAGTTCCAGATGCTTGGCCAAGAAAAAAATCAATATCCACATCTGGGTCCGTTGAGATGTTTTTACCCACGACTTGAAGTGTTGAGACGTTTCGTTCAAGATACGAATATTCGTACCCTAGCCCATTGTTATACCGCAAGCGTAATTTATCTGTTGTATCTGTTTCCGATGTAGTATTGATATATGATGCATCGGGGGAATAGATTTGGTCTGCCTGTACATAACTTGTATTGACTTGGCTTGCATTCATGTCCCCGTTCATATTTAGAGCCCCGTTGTAAGTCAAATTAAAATTCACTCGGTCCGTGGAGAAGGCAAGAGTCCCTGGGTCAATCGTTGACCCGCCGGAGAATTCCATCACATCGGACGTTTTTACAATCTTAGCGGATGGCTTGGAAACATTTGTAGAATCAAAATATATGGCCGAGGCGTTTAGGCGGTCTGCGTCAATGACGTCACTCACCAAATTCGTAATATTTCCATTCACCACACTTCCATTAAAGACTGTTAGGGATGTGACTGATGCAGTCCCCAAGGTTGCAATAGATAGATCGGCCGTCGATACGTTTAGATAAGACATGTTGGCATTGGAAGACTCTAAATTATTCGCTTGGAGAACATTAATAATTCCATCGGATGCCACGATTTCGTTGGCTGTGACTAAAGATGAATTGACCGTACTCGAATTGACCGTACTCGAATTCAATTCTATTATATCCGCTTGGAGGGCATAAATGTTGGATGCATTCACATTCACCGGACTGAAGACCAATGTGGTTAAATTCCCAATGCTGGCATTCGTTACGGATAGGTTGGTTGCCGAAATATTATCTACGCTTACCGTTGTGGTTGTATAGATGAATGTATTGGCTGGCGCATTACCCTCAATGCTGGTTATAAAACTCATTATACAGTACCCTAATATTTTAGACAAGGTATTCAAGCATAAACTTCAAATAACGAGCATGGTACTCTGCCATGGGTAATAAGTCGAGATATGTTTTTGTGGGTGACTCGCCAAGGTAAGAGACGTACTCTGGAGTAGACGTAGTACTTAATATTTTACATCCACATGCCAAAGCTTTATTGATACGATGAGTTTCTAAAGTTCTATTCTCGTAATAGGGAATGTTCAGAACGTACTTACTCCGCTGAAGAATAGCCGTTGGATTCATATGCTTGTACTCATAATCAAATATGATACGTTTCGTGGGATACTTTAATAGCAAGGATTGATGGATTTGTTCTCGACTGGATGACTTGGCTCCCAGAAATAAAATATCAATGTCACGCTCTTGGTCGCCTGGCGTATAAGGGAACTCGAAGAAGAATTTGTCCATGTGAAAGGTTTGGTTTGTTTCCATTAGTTTCAAATAGAATTTATTTCGCATTGGATTTGAACCCTCTTGCTCACTGTTCATAATGACATATTTTATGGGGTGAAGGGATTGCAAATGCAAAAGTTCGGGGGCCTTTTCGTGTGCTCCAAACACAATGTATAATCCCGTGTATGTTTCTAAACGGGATAATAGTGGGATGCCAAGCCTCACGGAAAGACATTTAGCATTTTCAGAAAATAGGGGATGTAAATTGATGATACTCATTATAGAAGGGGGACATTTTATTCACGCTCACGCCTACGACCCCGCTCTCCTGACATTTCTAGCGAAGCCATTACAGTAGGGGCCTCCATGGTTGCAAATCGTTCTGGGTTAAGCATACTTGCTATAGAAGCCCCATGCTCATTGGCATGTCGTTCGGCAGTGGACAACATAACACCCCGTTTTTTGCCCTTATCACTTCGTTGTTTGCGGGTTTTTTGGGAAGTTTCGGGAGTGGCGGGAGCCTCCTCTGATTGGTATTCCGATTCTGATGCGGGAGCTCGAACTGTGGCTCGAACGGGGACTCGAGCGGGAGCACGTAATGGGAGGTTTTCCTGGACGGTTGCCCGTGGCGTCAATTGGGCCTGTTGGAGGGCTTTAATTTTGTCGGCCATGTTTTCAAACTTACGCATATTCACGTCGTTCAAATGACTCGTGGAATTGTAAATGACTTGGGGAATCGCTGGAGCCATTTGTGGAGCCCGCGGTGCCCGTGGACGGGATTTACGAGCCTTGCGCTTCTTCTTGGGTTTATCGTGGATGTGAACAATAACCTGTTGCTTCTGGTGCATAATAAGAGGTGATATTTTATTCCTTAATGTCAAGTTTATTGAATTTTTTGTAATAGATAAATCGATTGGTTGTTCTACTGCTCATGTCAACAAATAAAAACACATGCTTGTCATCGTCCTCAAAAATATAACTCATCAACTGGGAACATCCCGATGTATTAAATGGAAACAGTTCTTTGCAAATGGCATCGCGTTCAACCATATTTTTGGGACGGAAGGATATGAAATGTGAAATATTGGCTCGAAGCCCAGTCCCTGCGTCGCGGAACTTTTGCAAAACAAAAATATAAGAAGTGTATTGATGGCGCCGATTTTGTGTCATTTTTTTTAGCATGTCGTCAATTTTTTTGCTGGACCTCATTTGACTACCCACGTCATCCAGAATAACTAGACTGTGCTTTCCAGAGTCTCGATTAGCTCGAGTTTCCTCGTCGATTTTTTCCAGAGCGTCGAGAGTAAGTGACCTAAAGATTTGATTGTCGGGTATGATTTTAAAGGGGTCGTTCTTTACACTGTTTGTAGCCATGGTTGGTGATACGCAGTAAATTTTGTCAAAAAGCCCCTTGTAACTCTGGCGAACCCCATTCTTTTTTTTCTGTGTCAAAATGCTATACAAAAGCGTAGTTTTTCCACTCCCACTGCTCCCACAAATTAGCAAGGAGAATCCAGAGTGCTTTGGGAGGGGGTCTGGTAAATCGTTTGCTAGAATCTTATCCAGGTTGTTGTTTGAATTGACTATTTTTAACTTGGCGTTTTGTTGTTCCTCAATGTGAAGCATTATACAATTGACTAATATTTAAACAAACTCAAACCGGGGGCGGACAACTTGGATTTTTGGTTCTTGGATTTTTACTTTTCGAACCCGTTTCACTGGAGCAACTTGAGGTGGTGGAGCAACTGGTTCAGGAGGCGGTGGAGCAACTGGTGGTGGAGGCGGAGGGAGTGCTTTTTTGGCTTCGAACTTGATACGCTTGGCCTCTCGAGCTTTTGCCAATTTATCTACCAGTACCTTTTTCGATTCATCCGTCATTGGCTTCTTGACATAGGCACGTTTTGTTTTTTTGACCTCAATCTCTTCATCACTTGAACTTCCAGAATCATCGCTCATCATATATTATAGGATGAGATTTTAATCAATTTGGGCCATGGCCGTATATGCCTCATCGCTAAATCCTGGAAAACGCTCTTCGTAAAAGTCCTTCCCAAATAGCGTATCGAACCCAAATCCTTCAGGCAATGCCGTTTCCGCTTCTGGGTCAAGTAGGAAGGAAAACATGCTGTTCACACCCTCTTCACCAATCTCGATAAATTCACCTCGCTGTTCCATAATATTATAGGTGGATATTTTAATTGTTCGATCATACTTGCAGTGTGAACATAGCCGTTCCCTTCATGTCAAGACCAACCACCACGGTCGACTGGGCAAAGAAATCCACATCGTACCCGCCCGCCTGGGCCACATACTCGCCATTGTACTGCAAAACAGAGCCTAAGGTGTTGATTCCACTATATATATGTGAGCTCTTTCCATCCGAAACAGAGCTCTCCATCTCGACCGTCGCAATGAAGGTACCAATGTTGGATGGAACTGCAAGCCCTGAGGCGTTTACCGCACCAGCCGATGTACCCGCGGGAGCCACTGTCGAAAAGGGAGAGCTTTTAACCGCTGATGGGTCCACCCCAGAAAGCATGGACATGCCATTTCCAGTTGTGTTGTTTGTGACCGCTGCAAACCCATTCTGAATCCCGCACCCCTTGGAGAAGTTCTGGAGTGAATGGTCGCCGATGAGCAATTCTGCCATCGCCTCAGCACCCTTCGACCCTACTGAAATGGCCTTTTGGGGGTACTGTTCGCCATTGATGAGGTACTGGTAGGAGACAAGGCCCGCTGTCGCCCGTGACCCAATGCTATATCCCAAAGCAATTTGGGAGGCTTGGTTCCGATGAATACAAATGATACGCTCAAGAGAAGACATACTAAAACCGAGAGTAGGGGTTAGGCTGGTCATTCCAGCCCCAAGGGTCGCCGAGGCGTGGTTGTACGTGGAGCAAAGCATGTTGTAGATTCCACCCGTAGCCTGGTCAAGGTGGTCCTGGGCACCCTGGGACAATTCCGTAACATAGGTCACGAGCCGAACGTTCTTAAAAGTGAATACCGCACCCCCATTGTGGGTCGATTTGGCATCAGACTCTAAGGTAAGCTTGATTTGGATCGGTGCCAAACTGAAGCCCGGAATGAGGCGATGTGGGCTAGTCATAGAAAGCGGGTTAAGGCAAAGGGGGACACAGAACCTACGCGTAGCGCCTGCCGTAATAGTCTCACCCCGCTGGGCATCGCCATAAGTCCCCATCATAATATTACCATACGAGCCCCGCCAGGCAGGGGAGGCGTCCTGGTCGAGAAGGGCCGATGCCAAAACGTTCCAGTTGTTGCAGTTGAAGAGGGTGGCCGAAGGAGTCTCAATCACAAACTGCTTGATGAAGGCCATAGCGCCCGCTGAATCAAGAAGGGCCACCGTTCCGTTGTTGACCGCATCAAATTCAATATAGGTCCTATTTAGATCGTAGTACTGCCGCTGGCGATTTCCCGGCAAGTCAAATTCCATGGTATTTCCGGATGTAAAAGTGGTAGAATTAGAAGAGTTAATGACCGTCCGGAATGACCTGGCCGCCACGGCCCGTCGTTTGACGTTTTGGAATTGTAAGGACTCACTAAAAACATCGGGGGAAGCCATAATACATTACATGGATATTTTAATTACTATTTTGTCAATCGCTCAAGACCTTTGAGACCCACTTCTCCAACCGCAGCAACCGCGCCCAATTCTGGTTGAGCCAGACCAAGGATGGGAGTGGCATATTGGAGAGACTTTGCTCCGACTTTAGAAAATTGATGTACGCCCTGTTTCATTCCGATTCCGTAGTGTAGCAGTTTCTTTCGACCAAACATAATAGAATAACATAATATTTTAATTAAAGCCCTTCATCTGGAACAACTGGGTCTTCAGGCATCCTCATTCTATGGTCATATGCCATTGTCCCCATGTCATAAGGTAGTGTTGCAGGTGGATAAATGAATTCAATTTTTAAAACAACTTGTAACTCGGCCCCCGATGGAATTGACAAAGGGTAATTGTAAACATCTTCAAGACTAAAGTCTAAATAACTAATATGACTCTGACTAATCAAGAATCTATTTATTTCGGCGGGTCTGTACTGCACCAGTTCCCCAAACCGACTGTTGACGGGGATTCTCGTAAGGCAGTTATTGATGACTCCGAAACTGTTAATGTTACTCAACTGGAGCTCGTTTACCTTGAGGAATACATACGGACTGTATATGAAATTGACTGTACTTGGCATCCGCAATGTGAAATAGGGAACTGATGCGGTTTGTGGAAAAATAAACTGATTGTCGTTGTCCTTGGAACACCCAATCATAGCCCCACACGTAGTTGGGTTGACTGTCGTATTAATAATTGAAAAAGAATAGGAGGAATAAAACGTAAAGGTGAAATTGGCATAACTGCACATGAGTGTCCCTGGAGAAATGGAGTTGAAATAATCCCTCCACGACCATGCGGAATAAATGCCAATGGGGAACGCAAACGTCGACACTATCCCGTTGTAATCGTAGGAAAGCGTATTGTTGTACGTATTTACATTTTGGATTACATTGGGGAAGGTCACCTGTTGAACACTTAGCAATACCCTCATGGATGGGGGAGCGGAAATGGCCGTCTGCAGGTGATATCGAAATGTTGGCTTCCTGCTTACACAGTTTGTCGAGTCAAGATAAATAGTTTGACTTTGGTCATTGGTATTTAAAACGTAACTCATTACAATTAATCGATATTTAAAGGGATTTTTTAATATAGGGGTATACTAATGGACGCCCTCTTTGATTTAATCAACCCTCCTCATGTTTTTTTGGATACACATGGATGCAAGCACTGTGGCGGTGAGGAAATTGTAATGGATGGATTACTTACGTGCAAGGCGTGCTTCTCACAAACTCCATACTTGGATTATGACAAGCCTTCGATGAATCATCAACCTGAAATCTGTAATTATGCATACAAGCGGACAACTCATTTCAAAGAAGTGCTTAACCAATTTCAGGGGAAGGAAATTACTACCATTCCAGAATACATTATTGAGCTAGTGAAAAACCAAGATGCTACTAAAGTGACCTATGAAACAACTAGGGATATTTTACGGGCGAACGGATTAAAACGATTCTATGAACATATTACTTACATTAATGCGTTTCTATTCAAGGTAAAGGCACCTTTTATACCCATCGACATTGAAGAGAAACTGTGTGTGTTATTTACACGAATTCAAGCACCCTATAACAAGTGCCGTCCGGATGCCCGTAATAACTTTTTATCTTATCATTTTATTCTTAAAAAACTTTTAGAAATTGTACACTTTACTTCCTTTAACCACCACTTGAGGCTCATTAAGGACAAGAAGAAATCTGCTAACCAAACGGCAATATGGAATGAGATTTGTGACATGAATGACTGGATTAAATGATGCTTGAAACCTCTTCCCCAAACAATTTAAAAACAATCTCGTCAATCTCCACCTGGGGAAGGTCACTGCGGATGTCAAAGGAAAAACCCATCCCGTCTGGCCCTCGAATTCCAGATATAATAATTTCAATATCCTCTTGCATGTAATCAGAGTCCTCAGATTCAACACTGGATTCATCAGACTCGCTTGAATCATCATTGATGAAACGGTCGTCCTCGGAATCGGGTTCAGAATCACTAGAAAGGGGGGACATTATGTAATTAGGGGATATTTTTTCTTTAAGTTCAACCCTAATTGTTAAAACACTATTATAGAATGTATTATAGAATGATGTATTCTATAATGCTCTATATTCCTAAGAAACACTTTTTTATTTCAAGGCTTCTAATTGGTTGAATGGGAGGGTGTCTAGTATCACTAGTCTATAAAAAAATACTAATTTACAAGTATCACATACTCAGCGGTAGCAGTAGTAGCAGTAGCAGATGCCTTTTCAAAGCTCTCCAG